TCTAGCACCTTGCTCTGTCTAGTATGACAGTGAGCGCACTGCTTGTCTCCAAACTCTACGCCGGGCACTACCCCTAACAAGTGCGCTTATCCTCTCTAGAAACAGGATTATTAGCGCCAACCCATGTAACAACGTCTTGCTACAGTATTAATAATAACATCACTGCAATAAATGTCAACCACTTTTTTGCATTTTTTCTAAGAAAAAATTAACTTTTTTTTGATGATGCTGTTTGATGAGTTTTTGAAAGCACCAAAAAGTGAATCTATTCATAACACTTCTCCTCGTTAAAGGTTAAAGTGCGTTCCTTCGCCTTATGCTACTTCCGTCCCGTAGGATGAACGTATAATTATTTAGTCATAAAAATAGGCCCCGTAGGGCCTATTTTCGTTTTAGTTAAGTTTAAACTTAGCTGAAAGATACGTTGCCGTTTGTGATAGCAACTTTACCTAAATAGTCAGCTGCGTTACCTAGTGAAGAAGCTGTGTTAGATAGCTCAACATATCCGTAACGTGTCATGAAGCTCACGACTGGTTCGAATGTTGCTGGGTCTAGTACAACACCGCTGCTCATTAGTGGGATGTATGGGCAGTAGAACGCTGGTGCGTCTGACTCGCTTGAACCCTTGTAACCAACTAGTACTGCTGCGTTGTCTGCGCTGTAAGTATTTACATACACTTTCATTGCATTGTTCAATGTACCAACCATTTTAGTATTAGTTGGTGCTTCGAATGTACCTTCAGTTGTACGTGCAAACGCTGAAGTTGTTGCAGACTGTAGAATTGTTAGCGCGAATGGGCTAACAACTGCATAGTTACCTGCACCTCTGCGTGTACGCTGTGCAATCAAGTTAGCAACTCTGTTGATTTGAACTGCAAGTGCTGCGTGTTCGTCACCAACGAAAGTAGCTGTACCTGAAACTGCTGCTTGGTCATATGTTTCAGCGGCTGTGCCTGCTAGTGTATCTAGTGAAGCAAGAACTTCTTGGTCAATCTCAGCAGTAATTTCTTGTGCTAGAGCAGCCATGATTTCAGCTTCAACGTCAATTCCGTGCATTGACTGTGCATCTTGAGCTGCCTCAAAAGTCCAGCGAGCTGATAGCTTTCTGGTCTTTGCTTCGACAGTTTGTTTCAAGATTTGAATTGACATTCTGTTACCAGCTTGTCCTTCAAGTGTTGCTGTTGCATCGGCTTTACCACTTGTAGTATTACCTGAATATGCTTCAGCAATTTTGAATGGGCTTAGAGCCTCTTCGCCTGCAACTGCGCCACTTGCGCCTGTGCCTGCTGTGTCCGCATAGCGAACTCTTAGTGTGTGGATTTGACCCACTGGACCAGTCATTGGCTGAACGCCAACTAATTCGTTTGCGATGACTGTTGGCATCACACGTCTGATCACTGGTAGTATAACACGGTTAAGTGTTGCGACATTACCGGCAGATGTAGCACCAGCTGTAGCACTCTCTGACAAATACTTGCGTGTATTTTCCAAAGTAGCTGCCATAACTGCTTTCTTATTGCCTGCTAGGCCTTCAAGAAGTGCGCTTTTGGTATCTTGCCAGCGACTTTCTAGTAGTTCTGACATAATTATCTCCTCAATTTAAGCCAGCTAAACGACGAATGTCTAAGACATTGCTATCATCTGCTGGTTTACTACTAACGTTAGTATGTGACACTTCGTCACGGTTGCCTGTTACTTCTTTGCCTTCTGCTAGTACTGCCTTCTGCTTTGCTGGAGTCCCGCCGTCAATAACTGATGGAAGATACTTGTCAAACTGCTTGCGTAAGCGATCAGTTTGTACACTTTCCAGTAAGTCTGTCATAATCTCGCGCTGGTCTTTGCTTAGTGGCGCAACCAGTTCGTTCATAATCTCTTTGCGATTTGCTGCTTCAATCAAACGCTGCTTTTCTTTGTTTGTTGATTCTGCAATTGTTTTCGCTTTTGCAGCAAATGCTTTTGCTTCTGAAAGTTGCTTGTCTTTAGTGTCAATAACTTTTAGAAGTTTAGCAGTTTCACTCTTTTCGTTTAAGTGACTCATGCTATACTCATTTGCAAATGCTTCAAATATTTTACGACCAAAGTCGTTTCTACGTGCTGATTCAATATCTTCTTTGAGTGAAGTAATTTCACTCTTAAGTTGTTTACCAACCATTTCAGATACTGCTGTAGCACTTCTTTCGATAAAGTTTTTCTTAACTTTAGCGAAGTGTGTTTTGGCTTCACGTACAAGGCGTACCTTTGTTTCAGCCAAATCTTTTTTATCTTCATAAAATTCTGCAATTTCATTTGATAGGGCGTCAACTACAAACTCTTCTAGTTTTGCATAGTTTTCTTGCATTGCTAGTTTATCTGCATGTAGTTCTTTAATTTCTTTTTGTAGTTGTTCTACAACGAAACCTTTTAGAAGCTCTGAGTTTTCACGCATTGCAATAGCATATTTTGCTTTTGCTTCTGCAAGTTGCTTACGATCATCAGCAAATTCTGAAATTTCCTCAGCTAGACGCTCTTCAAGCATTTTATCAATAGCATCAACCATTGTTTGCTTGTCATGCTCGTACTTCTGAGCAAATTCTTCGCGAAGTTCTGCTGTCGCAGACATTTTATTTTCGCGAACCTTTGCTTCCCATGCCTCTTCAATTTGAGCCCTGATCTCTTCGGAAACTACGTCATTTTCAAAGAGTGTTTTCAGTGCATCTATCATTACTTTCTCCTAATTTACTGGAGTTTGTTGATTATGTTAATCAACGATTCCTTTAGATACTTTTGTGCCTTGTCATCATGTTTTGTTGCCTGAGCTAGTTCGTAAGCCTTATATCCTCCTCGAGCATTCATTAAATGTTCGTAGATTGGTGTTGGATATGCACCAGGGGCGCTTGGCTGTGCCACAACGTCCACGGTGATTATTTCAAAATCTGAAACAGTATTGCTACCGTCTTCTGATACGTTACCAGAGCCCCTAGATGAAACACCTAGTTTAACTCCGCTTTCAAGCATTGTTTTAACTAGCTGTCCCATTGGGGTTGGTAAGATTTTTAATTTTCCATAACCATTTGCATCGTCCATCCACATTTCAGATATCATGTGTGATACACGATCTAAGTTTATGTTAAGTCCTTCTGGATGATCTACTTCGCCGAGAACTGAATAACCTCCGCTGATTTGATCGTTGAGAGTTTTGACAGCCCTGCCAATTTCATTTACAGGATACACACGCTGGTTAGCGTTGCGTACTCCGCCTTGTATACAAATACCCTTCATATACAAGTCTTTTCCTTCATTAGCAGACTCGACGACCATTCTTGCTTGGTCAAATGTCATATGCTCTCGTAAGTTTCTCATTCATAAAGTCCTTACTTAGCTGCCAATCATTGACTTCTTGTCAGCTGCGTTTTCGGGCTTACCTTTTTTCTCAGCCCCATGGCCCGGCTCATTTTTTGTGCCTTTCTTAGCAGACATACCGCCTGGAGTGTTTCTGTTCCCTGCGTTGTCTTCTTTAGCATTCATGTCACCTAGACCAGCATGGTCGCCACCCTTTTCTTCACCGCCTTTTACGATGTTAGCAGTAGTGCCGTCTCCCATTTTGTTTGGGCTTGCATGTGGTGATTTTGTGTTGTCACCGTTATCGCCCATTGATGCGCTTACTTTTTCTACGTATTCGCGCATTTCTTCGCCTGCTGTTTTAGCTGTAGCTTCTTTGGCTTCTTCTTCTGCCTCTTCTACTTCTTCATCAGCTGCTTCGTCCACTTCTTCATCAGAAGCTTCATCTACTTCTTCGTCTGACTCATATGCGAACATTTCTTCTTTTTCTTCGTCGCCTTCGTCATCCATGTCCATGTCCATGTCATCGTCGCCGCCTTCGTCGCCAGCCATCATTTTTTCAAATTCTGCTTTTAGATCTTCTAGTGCGTCTTCTAGGTCTTCAACACGGTCTTCCATGTCGCCTTCGCCTTCTTCGTCGCCACCTTCTTCGTCGCCGTCTTCGATGTCACCCATCATATCGTCTGCTGCATCGCCGCCCATGTCGTCCATTGGGTCAGCTTCAACTTCAAATTCATCTAGATCAAAGCCTTCTTCAACTTCTTCGTCGTCATCATCGTCTTCGTCTTCTGCTTCGTCTAGTTCTTCGTCTGACTCATCTACTTCTTCGTCTGCTGCTTCTGTTGTTTCTTCGTCGTCTGACTCGTCAACTTCTGCTTCATCTTCTAGTAGTGATTCATAAATGTCTCTTGATTTTTCTACCACAATCTCGTGGAATAGCTCTTCAGCGCCTTCCTTATCTTCATTGATAAGACGCTCGAGCATTTCTTCAAATTTACTGCGATCTGCCATTTTAAACTCCTATAAATGTTTGTACGCCTACAAGGCGTGGGCTGTCATATAATATTTAACAAAAACGGGAAAAAGTACGTAGAAATAGGCTCAAAACGAGCCATTTTGTTTATTTATCAGGATTTTGCAAGATTTTTTCCAAATCTTGCACAAAAATATGTTCTAAATTAGGAATATTTTCTAAGTCTTTAGGTATAAATCCTCTTTCATCAACTACTCTTATATATCTTTTTTTAGTATTTTCTTTAAGAACATTTACTGTTTGACGCATCCAATTTCCAAAGTATGTTGCACTATCGCCAGACTTTTTATAATTGAAAGAGTCTGCATAAATGTTATTAAAGCGTTTACCGTCTTCTAAACCCTTGTAGTCAAATCCTAAAATATAAATTGTGTCGTTGTCGTGTTGACTTGCAAGCCATAATGCTGTTGGTCCACTACTCCAACCTTTGCTTGGTTGAAAATAATTAAATCCTCTATAGTTTGTGTATGCTTTATTAGGATTTGTCCAAACTTCGTGATCACGTTGATAACCTGCTTTGTGAATTTCAATTATCATTTTTGTATCAACTGCTACAAGGTAATCTGGATCAAACTCTCTATAGAGTGCGTTACATCCGTAAATTTTTCCTGCTGCTTTTAGCATATGCAAGTCAATAGACTTTCTGCTTAGACCATTGCCTAATACAAATGCAATTTTTGAATCTTGAGTTCTTTTAGAAAGTTTGTTAGCATGTTCTGCTATTAAAGCATCACGCTTTGCATACTCTTTTTCCAACCTGGATCGTTGCTTGGCAGCTCTGCGCTGTGCTTGTATTACTTTCCATTGTTGTTTTGTATATTTAGATTTGTCAATTTTGCCCATCAAACTCCACCGGCTTCAGCATTAGCAGCAATTCCGTACATTTGTCTTACAAAGAACAAGTCATTCTTTGTTTGCTCTGTATGTAGTTCATTAGCTTTGCGAACCCGATTGATTTGACGTAGTGTTAATCTTGTTTTACGAGTATCATCCATGTCAATAGGAGAAGAATCGTTTTCCGGTTCATAAGACTTGTCGTCTACCGGGTCAATTGTTTCTTTATCAAAATAAAATAGTTCTCGTAGTATCATATTATTATTTATACCGTTTGGTCAGTTGCCGGTGCCGCTGCTGCGCCTCCTACACTCTGATCTGTAACTGTTTCTGGTCCTTCGCCAGCGCCACCGTCTACAGGTGCTTCACCTGTGTCGAGTTCGTCTTCTGCGCTGCCAAGATCGGATTCAAGTCCTGCACCACTAATTCCTGCGCTGCGCATTTCAGCACCTGCGTCTGTTGGTGGTGTTTCTAAGTTCTCGTCGTTTTCTTCACGCCACAAGCGTTCATTTTCAGCAAGCTCTTCGGCAGTTAGTCCTAAGAAGCGTTGCATTGCAAAACGATTTGAAATGTAAGGTATAGCACTCATCTGTGTAAATGTTGGAATACGTGCGTTATCAATTTCACTTTGTCTGTATGCTGCAAAGTTTTGTGGAGGCTGGAATCTAATATCAAACATTGAAGTATCAATGTTTACGCCTTTTTCTAGTACATATCTTTTGAATTCTGTGTCAAAGTCTTCAGCAACTAAGTTTTGTAAACGTTCACAGTAAGTGTTGAATCTTAATTCTTGGATGTAAGCAGTGCCGACTCGTCCGTCATTGTATTGAGCAGCACTGTCATCAGCCCCGGTTGGTAGGTAGCTGCTAGGGATTCGTAAACCACGTACGAGCTTATTAGTAAAATATCTAAGGTCATCAATTTCTCCTAGGTTAGTACCACCTGGTAGTGTTTCAACTTTTGATCCACGCCCTTCAGCAGTTTGTGGAAAGAAGTAGTCTTCGTTGATTGACAGTGGATTGTAAGAACTGTCTATGACGTTTGTGCCGCCACCTGTCGCCGATGGGATACGTCTTTGATGTATTTCCGTTTTAACACGCTCCACAAACTGCATAGCAAGGTGTGAAGGCATGTTGCCCACATCAACGTAGAATACTCTGCGCTCCGGCGCACGTTGGACACGATAGATAATAATTGCATCTTCAAGCAGTTCCTTCTGCTTGTAAACTTTAAAAATAGTTTCTAATAAACTGTTACCAAAAGGATAGTTTTGATCCAATCCTTCTGAAAGACTTAGATGTACAATATGTTTTGCGTCAACTGTTACTTCGCCGTCTTCTTCTGTAAATCTACTTGCTGTAAAACTTGATTGAGGTTGTCCTACCATCCCCCTAGCATTACCTTGTGGATGATATGATCCACTACCGCTACCACTTATGTTTCCACTAGTAGTATGAGGTGTAGTTGCTACTGCTTCTTTAAAATTTAAATTAAAGTTTTTGATTACATACTGCTCAGGTTCTTTACCTTCGCTTTCATTTACAATAATTTTTGTTACATTTGCTGGATCAACATAGAACCAACGTTTAGTTTCTGGATCTCTAATAAAAAATGCATCACCGTACTTGAATACGTTGCGCATTGTTCTAAACATTTTTGTGTCAAACTTTTGTAGTTTGCACCATTGCAATAGATACTGTTGTAGTATTGTAACTTCTGAGTTTGTTGCTTTTGATTTAAAGTCAATAACAAAAGGTGTTCTGTTTTGTTTGTTTTCTTGTGTGCAAAATTCTGCTAGGATATCAAGTGCAGCATTAACTTCTGAGTCTTGATCCATAGTATTGTATTGACCGTAACGTTCAATACGATTTGGAGTACCAACATAAACATCAGGCAAATAACTTGAATAGTTTGTACGAGCAGGGCCAGGGTTATTACCATTGGTTGCACCGCCTAGAGGACTAAAGTTTCCTCCTAGATTATCCCTTGTAGGAACCGGTGTAAAATATTTTTTCCAACTCATCTATAACTCCTGCTTAGGTACCCGGAATTAAATTTCCGTTTAGACCTTTAGTTGCTTTCATTGTGCCTTTTTCTATATCTAATTGTTCTTGAAGTGTTGCTAACACTTGTTGCATCGTTGTATTTAACTGATTTAGCTGTTGACTGCTACCAGCACTGGACGATTGTATCGATCCTAATGCATCAGCAGCCGCAACTCCAGTTCCGCCGCCCAGCATGCCTTTGTTATCTTCTGCAAGCACAGTGTTTAGTTCTCCTAAAGTATCAACTAGATCTTCTAATGCTTTATTATAATTGATAACACTGTCTTTGTCAAGAGAATTTAAATCTGATACCATTTTTGACAAACCTGGTACCGATGCTAATGCAGTTAATCCTGTTGCTGTAGTTGAAAGTCCTGTTCCGGTAATAGCAGCAAACTCTGAAAGTCTGCTAACAAGTGCTTTTGGTATGTCTGGCAATTCGTCTACGGTTGTTCCTGAAAAGTTAGACAATGCTGTTGCCATTGTTGCCATTGCATCTGCATTATTTTTAACGCCTTCGGCGTTAATATCCATTGCACCAAATTCTTGTATTTGTTCAAAAGGTGTATCGCCGCCAAAGAAACTTGCAATAGCATTTCCTATTGCTCCTATAGCATTACCGGCTCCGGATTTGCCTGCCGCTGCTCCTTGTGCAGCCATTGCTTGACTAAATGCAACCATTGCTTCTGCATTTGCTTTAACTTTTGCTGTATCAAATGAGTAACCTTGGAATGTTTTTATATCCTCATAAGGTATTCCTGATTCGCCTCCGAAGAATCCTGCAATAGCATCTCCTATTGCACCAACTGCTCCGCCTGCTCCTGCTCCTGCTGCACTAGCACCATAAGCCGCCTGTGCTTCTGCAAATGCAACCATTGCTTCTGCATTTGCTTTAACTTTTGCAGCGTCAATATTTGCTGCACTAAATTTTTCTAACTTTGTAAGTGGATCATCAGCGCCAAATAGTTTTCCTATTCCTTCGGTAATGCCTCCTACTAGTGTTCCTAATCCTGCAACTGCTGTTCCTGCACCAAATGCTGCCATTGCTAGGCTAAGATCTAGCATTCCTGATGCTGCTGAACTGATAGCTGCTCCGTCTAATTCTTCAAATGATTTTATTCCGTCAACAAATGTAGGTAGTGCTTTACCAGTAAGCCATGCAGCACCTGCAATACCTGCACCAATTGCAGTAATTGAAAGACCTAATATAGTTGCACCTACAAGTATTTGTGGATTAGCAAATGCAGCAAGTCCTTTCGCAGCGCCTTCCATTGCACCGCCGGCAATACCACCTACAAAGCCTCCAACATTACGTCCCATCTTAGCGCCAGCATTGCCACCTTTGCCACCTTTGCCACCTTTGCCGCCACCGTCACCGCCGCCGCCACCGAACATTCCGGAAACTGCACTACTTAATGCATTTTTAATTGCACTAGCAGCAAACAATGCTGCAATAGCACCACCAACTGCTGTTAATACAGTTGTATTGGTAAGCATACTTTTAAATGCATCACCTATTTTTTCACCTATTGCTCCGAACAATCCTTTATCTTGGATTAATGCAATGAAATCTTTTATCCCTGCAGAAATTTTCTCAACTACTTCTTTCATTTTAGCAATGCCGTCTTCTTTTGTAAAATAATTTACAACATCACTAAGCATTGTTTCTAAACTTTTGAAAACACCACTTTCAATAAGTGCGCCAACAATAATATTTCTAGCTTGTGTTATTCTTCTTTCAAAGTCTAATAACCCATCATTTCCTCGTTTTGCTGCTTTTTGTTGAGCATCTAAAGCATCTGCAGATCCTTTACCTACATTTTGTAATCCCATCAATTCAATTGCAGCAGAACCAACTTCGCTACCAAGTCCTGCCATTGTTGCGTACTGTTTTTTCTGCTCATCGGTTAAATTGTTAGCTGTTTCAGCAGTTTTACGCATTTCTGCCATGAACTCATCTTGTGTTACAGTTCCGTCTCGCAGTCCTTTTGCCATTCCAGCTAGTCGAGGATTCAAACGTATCAAATCTTTACCAAATTCGCTCACCGGAACACCACCAGTTGCAACAAGTTCTCTAACTGCTTCTGCTGTTTTTGGACTTGCTGCTTCTAACATTGTGGTTACACCTGTTAGATTTGCTCGTGCAGTTTCATCCATTGTTGCCATTACAGCTCTCATACGTGCATCTAGACTTTCTTTTTCAAGTTGAGCAGCAATAGCATCTCTTTGCTGACCTGTAACTTTTGCAAGCCTATCTAATTGCATTGTATATGCATGTGTGCCAGAAGCAATTTGCTGATCAGTCATTTGCTGACTTCTACCAAGTCTAGTTTGTAACTTAATATAATCTGCTGTGTACTCAGCAGTTTCTTCCATTGTTAAACCTAAGTTGCTAAATTGTGGACCAAAGTTTTTTTGTAATATTCCACTAATTTGTGTAAATCTTTTAGCACCTTCTCGAGCTCCACCACCAAACAATGCTAAATCTTGGCTGTTATTGCGAATAGTATTCGTAAACGTTTCTAAACTTAGTCCACTTCTAGCAGCCATTGCTTGTACTTCAAACAAACTACCGCCAAAATCAACACCAACTGATGTAAGAGACCTAAAATTATCAACAGTACTATCAATAAATCCAGTTAAGATACTTAAATGAGATCCAACAATTGGTATATGTTGTGCAAAGTCAGTAAGCCTGTCTCCACCCATTACAAGTTCTTTGCCTAAACCAACTGCTGAACCTAATAATGTGCCGAAACCTTTAACAGCAAGTCCTAAAGCACCCCTAGCTGCATTATTAAATGCATTTGTACTGTCTTCAACTGCCTCTGTGTTTTCTTCTAGTGCATCTCTGTTCTTTTTTACAACAGTAATGCCACTTTGTGTAGCTTTATTGTGTAATTCACGTAGTTTATTTTCTTCTTTCTGGCCTTTGTTAGAAATTCCGGCCATTTTTTCCATAGCTCTGGCGAGACGTTCAAGCGTTACCTCACTGGCAACACCGTCGCCGCCTACATTTTCTATTTGTACAGTTTGATCAGCCAAATCTTAAAACCTAATAAAGTGCGCACATAAATATAGATGATACATATTTACATAATGTATTTATACGGAGACAATCATGCCAGAAATTACTGCACCCGGTGCAAACCCTTTACGTAAGTTTTATCGTCAGCCTAAGGTTTACTTAGACTTACCCAGTAGAGGAAAATATTATCCAGAAGGGTCATTAGAAATGACAGAATCTAACGAACTTCCGGTTTTTGCTATGACAGCAAAAGACGAACTTGCTATGAAAACTCCAGATGCACTACTAAACGGTCAATCTACAGTTGATGTTATACAAAGTTGTGTTCCTAATATAAAAAATGCTTGGAATATGCCTTCAGTTGACTTAGATGCAATACTAATTGCTATAAGAATTGCTACATACGGTGAAACAATGCAGATTACGTATACAACTCCTGGTACAACAAACGAAAGAGACTATAATATTGACCTAAGACAGTTACTTAATAAAATTACAAATACGGTTTTTGAAGATAAAATTACTGTAGGCGACATGGTCGTAAATTTGGCTCCTTTAACTTATAAAGAATTTACAGCCAACGCTATGAAAACATTTGAAGAACAAAGAATTTTCCGTATTGTTAATGATGATGACATTCCAGATGAAGATAAGATTGCAAGATTTAATGAGAGTTTTGCAAAATTAACAAAACTTACAGTAGATATGTTAGCAACAAGTATTAAAAGCATCGAAGTTGACGATCAAATAGTTGACAACAGAATACATATACAAGATTTTATCGATAATGCAGATAAAGATTTCTTTTCTGATGTATTAGATCATTTAGAGACTCAAAGAAACAAATTTCAAATAGAACCTTTAAAAGTTAAAACACTTGATGAGGAACGTGAGCAAGGTGCTCCGGATGAATTTGAAATTCCTATTACATTTGACCAATCAAATTTTTTCGCATAAGGATCTTGTCGATGAGCCTTGATGAGATCCTTCAAGAAGCTAAAAATTTAGAAAATGATCAAAGAGCATTAAAAGGCGAGCTATTTAAAATGTGTTGGGCTATGCGCGGAGGCATTACCGCAGACGAAATGTTTGGCTTAACATACGAAGATAGAGAAATTATTGCTTCTGTGTGTAAAGAAAATATAGAAATTACTAAAAAAAGCGGCTTGCCTTATTTTTAAGCAGCAAGCATTGCTTTTACTTCTTTAGCAACTCCAGCTTTCTTAATTGCATCTGCTAATGTTTGGATTTTAGGGTCTACATCACCACCTGTGCCGCCTGCTTTGCCTTTTTCACCACTTTGTGCGTTTGCTGCTGAAGGTTTAGGAAGTTTTACGCCAGCTTGTTTAGCAATAGTAGCAATAGTTTCATCTTCTACGCCACCTTGCTGTAAAATATTAACAATACTACCTGCATCAGTTGGTTTTCCTGCTTTTACCCAAAGAGAATTTAGTTTTTTAGCTGTTGTAATGCTTCCAAGTTCGTTTCCTATATCTTTTGCTTTAGCAACACCTGCTTTTGCTCCTTTAGCAATTGCACCACCCACTTTTTTAGCAGCACCTTTTATCATATCACCAAAAGGTGCTTCGTTAATTTGTTTTTCTTCTAAGTATTTGGCAAATCTAGCTTCCATATCAATTGATTCACCAGCTGCTTTCATAATATTAGCTCTGCCTTTAAGATCACTTGGATCAACTGCTGTTGCTTTACTGTCTACACCTGCAATTTTCTTATTGCCTGCTGCACTAGTTACAACATCTCCGGGCTTAACTTCGTCACCGCCAACTTTGAAAGCACCTTTTTCTCCCTGAGATTGAATACTACCTTGTGCAATAGCTGCAATAGCATCATTTGCTTTTGTAAGATTTTGTAAAAATGCATCATTAGCCTGTGCAATGTTTTTAGCAATGTCATTTTGCAGATTCATGTCGTCAATGAATTGTGCTTTATCAAATGTTTTTGCAAAATTCCATAAATCGTCAAATGCATCTAGTGCTGCACCGTCTGTTGTTTTTCCAGTAGCTGCTGTTGCGTCTAACATAGTATCAAGAAGTTTTTGGAACTCAGGAACTTGGTCTTCTGGAATAACCATACTACCAATTTCTCTAACACTTTCAAAACCTGGAGCACTTAAAGTGTCTTTAAAACCTACTTCTAGTGTTGTAAGTCCTGGTGCTTTGTCGTATGGAATGGCATCCATACGCATACCTTCCAACCAATCGCCGATGCCTTCTAATGCCCAGCCAGCAATAGCACCATAGGCTGCTGTCTTGACTGCTTTACCAACTGCGCTAGATAATTTTTCACCTTTTAACAATTCATTTGTTGAGCGTAATATTAAACCTGCTGCCATACCGCCTGCAGGACCGCCTACAAATGCCGCAATTGTAGTTAAGATACCTACAGCAATACTTGCTTTACCTGGATTTGCTTTAGCCCAATCACTAACTTTAACAATACCTTGTACAATTTTACTGTCAGGTTTGTTTGACATAATATCTTGCTTGAGTTTTTCAAACTTTGCATCTGCATCTTTAACAGGACCAGCGTTTTGAGCCATTTTACCTAGCTCTTTTATTTTTGCATCTACTTTTTTAGCTAGATCAACTGGTAACTTTGCTGCGGCAGCAGCCATATTACCCGCTTTGCCTAGTGCGTTTGTGTTTTTACCAAGATCATTTTGAACTTGTTCAGCACTTTGGAAAATTTTTGCAATTTCATCAGGTGTTAGTTCAGCTTCGCATAGTTTTACATACTCAGCAAGCAAAGGCCATAGTTCTTTTTCCCATAACAATTGGTATTTTTGTTGAGCTTCTGTTAAATCTTGCCAACCTTCTTTTAGAATACGGTGTGATTTGTTTTCGTATAGTGTAACTTCTTGTAATCTCATAGTAAACCTGCCAATTGTTGTTTCTCTTGTGGATTTAATGCGTCGATTTGTTTCTGTAAATCTGGCGGAATTGTTGCGCCACCTGCTGCACCTGCATCGGCTTTAGCATCTATTGGCTTGCCTGTGTTATCATCTTTACCGTCTTTGTTAGCATCAACTGGTGCTGCACCTGCACCACTACCACCTGCTGCACCAGCAGCAGCGCCGCCAACTTTTAACGGCTTGTTTGTTTTTGGATCTAATAATTTTTCTTTGCTAATGTTGTAGTTTTGTTTTCCAGAATTTACTGATACTTTTGCAGGATCTCCATCCATGCTAGGACCAACTACTGTTGCTTTAACTACTTTTCCTGATTTTGCAGCAAATGCAACTGCTGTTCCTTTTTTAACATCTGGTGTTTTAGCTGCGCCAGCATCTGCGGCAGCAGCATCTTGTCCAGCAGCACCAGCAGCACCGTCTTTACCTGGAGCACCGTCTTTACCCGGGGCGCCTTGTGTGCCAGCAGCGCCGCCTTGTGATCCTGCGTTTGCAGCAGGAGCGCCTTGCCCGGCCATTGCTTCTTTTGCAGCTTGCATTAATACAGCATCAAGTTGTTTTTTCTGTAGGACACCACTTGGAATTGTTGCTTTTGTTGTATGATTTTTTGATTTTAAAAACGCAACCAAATCTTCTCCAGTTGCTTGTGCCATGGTTTTATCGTTCCTACCTAAGTAAGCATTAAATTCTTTGTGTAATAAATTTGCAGTATCACCTAAATCAGCTTTTGCTGCAAGATTTGCAGCTTTTGATTTAGCAGCACCACCTGGAACTAAATTTAGAGCTTTAGCTCCTAGTTTTTTACCTACTTGTCCTAATATACCTGCAGGTACTTCGTCCAGTTGTTCTATCTCATCAAATCTCATCCAGAAATATCCTTTGTGTTTAATGTATTTATTTAACTTTTTGAATATCTACTTCGTAGATATTTGTTTTCGCTAACGCTCAAACTATGCACTTCGTTTGTTGATAGAAGTAAATGATATAAAGATCAAATCGTTATTACGAAGTAATAACGTTTAAGCTTCATGTAGATTGTTTCAGTCAGACGGAACCTGTTACGGT